CACCAAATGAAATAACGATGTTGGATAAAGAAAAATTATGCCCTAAGTCTAGTCTAGTGATCGTCAAGAGATTGATTGAATCACATGATTCGTTTGAGGAATTGACTTTTCAACAATTCGTTGAATTTGTGAATTTGTCTATGGACAATGCTGTTAACAGATTTATGATAGACCGTCATAGTGGCGTGTCTCTCACCGCAGTTCCAATTGCAAAAACACATTACGATGACAAAGATCGTAGTACGAGAACTGTTTCTTTACAACAACTCTATACAGAGAATCCGATTACATCAAGACCAACAATTATGTTTACGCATAAATTGAAGCCTAAGAGTACAATTACTGTAATGCCTCCTAAGAATTCTTCTTGGGGTTTTACAAAAATTCATCTCAGAATATACCAACTTGTTAATGGTGATGTCTTGTCTAAAGCCACATTTTCATTTGATTTGAAAGGAATTACCAACCTTGTGGAGAATTATCTTATACGCAGCGCTTTTCACAGTATTAGTGATTGGATCGCTGATTTTGGGAAGATAGAACCTCAAATGTTTGATTTCTTCGGTACGTCTACAATCACTGACGATATCGGTGATTTGGTTGGTTATCTTCGAAATAAACTTCCCGCTATGGAGAACACTGGTTCTCAACTTAGCAATCTCGTTTCTCAAATAGAGAAACTTATATCTCAAAATACAGAATTACCTAAAAGTTGTGAAGAAGCTATGAAGAAAGTTTCTTCTATTTCAGCTCAAGGAGTGACGATGGAATCACTTAAAATTATGTCTATAGTTTTCTTTTGTGCCGCTACAGCCCATCTTATAGTTAGCGGCTCAGATGAGAGCAATAAAATATTCTTAATGTCCATCTTCTGTGTTGTTTTGTTTGCGCGAGATTTAGTCATATCTTTACTATGTCAAGCGTTTTCAATGTTGAAATCTTTCGGAGAGACCACCTTCCAAGCTGGTGTTGATTTAGGAACCAGTATTGCTGTTATGATTATGACCACTTTACTTGGTTCGAAGATTAAGCAGCAGGACGCTAGGACTATTATTTCATCAGTCGCTAGTTTCGATAGATTCCGCGATGGTATAGTCTCTCTGTTCACGTGGGTCTCTCAACTCATTGTGTCACTGGTGAACTTTTCAGGATTCGGCGATTACATTCCTCATTCCATGAAGTACATGTTTTTGAATAACAACGAAGTTCGTGATTATATAGACAGTGTCCAGAAAGTTATTGATGAAATTAATGCCAAGGCTTTTGTTTTCTCTGATGAAAATTTTAATACTATTAACTTTCTCATTGAGAAAGGAAAGAAAATTCGACTCAATGTGCGAGATAGTGCGAGTATATCAGCTCTTACGAGTGAGTTAAATATGCTTATTACGTTGTCTGTTAAAATGAGAGAATCCAACTTTAACTTGGATGGTAGGCGACAGGAACCGATTGTTTTAGTTCTTATGGGACCTCCCGGACAGTTGAAGTCTCAGATGATGGCACATTTTATAACAGCTATTGCACATAAGGTTTACAGCCCTAGTTTTTTACAAGATTTCGATAAGACGACTGGTAGGTATGTCTATACTTCAGCTCAGGAAAATGGTTTCTGGGACGGTTATGATTATAATAAAAAGTTTGTTACTTTTGATGATTTTGGTCAGTGTACTGATGTAGCGGGAAATCCTGATAACGAGTATATGAAGCTTATTAGAGCTGTTGGAGAAGAACCTTATATTCTTCATATGGCTGAATTAGAAAAGAAAGGAGCTACATTCTTCTCTTCGGATTTTATAATCATTACAAGTAATAGAACGGATTTCTCAACTGTGCAGTCTATTATTGATCCAGGGGCTTTGTACAGACGTATGCACATTCCTATTTATACTACTATAAAGAGGGAATTTGCAGAAGATTCTACTAATCCTTCTGACTGGGATAAAGCTGATGGTTCCAAGTTTCCTGTTGATGATAACGGTACATATTTTGAGCCTTCTATGGTTAATTTTGCAGATTTTGACTTGTATTCCGGTAAACGGACTGGCACCCTCTATGCTTTTGATGAAATAGTAGATCGGGTTGTACAGGGTTATCATGAACACAAGAGAAGATTTGATCAAAAGACGACTCAGTTATTGAAAACAGCAGATCGTGTTGATCGATGTATTCCGATGGATTCTTTGGACGATATACTTGGATTAGATGGCTGTAGTAATTCATCTAGTGATGATGAACAAGATTTTTCTTTTGTGTATGATGTGGATAGCGCTCTACGTGAAAGATATAGACTCTTGTATGAGTATATGTCCAAGGAAGGACGCTTGAAGGAATTAGATGATTTTGGAATGGTTGTTAATAATTGTTTCAGAACTCGTTTACCTACTAAAAGTGTAATTCTTTATTCCATAAAGAATTTTCCAATGGAACTTGCCGAATATTTACGTGACGGTACTGTTACACAACACCTTATTTCTGTAATATTGGCTAGTGATTTTGGTAGCTTTTGTGAAGTCTCTGGAAAGATTGTTGCGAGACAACCATTGAAAAGTCGTTTTGTGGATGTTTATCTTGACAAGGATGGAATATTGAAGAAGGTATTCGGAGATATTTGGGGACATTTAGTAGCTTACAAATACTTGTATTCCACGATACTAGTATTCGCAGTTCCTCTTTTTGGCTATTTTCAACAGAAGAAAGATAAATTATATTATTTGAGTTGTGGCGATGAGGATTGCCCTCTGTATTATAATTCTACAGAAGAAGATGGTGAGGATTATTACAAGTTATGGTGTATTTCCGATGGAGGTACATCACATAACTGTGTAGATGACCCAGATTCCTTTAAGGTTGATATAGATCGTCTTAAATTTATGAAGAAGATACCTGATCTTGTATCTAAGTCTTTTCTTACTAAAAGGTTAACTGAATATCAATCCGGCTATGTTATGAAAGCACGGCGTGAAGCCCGCAGAAAAGTTCGTTTTCAAGCTGGCGGAACGCAAGATGATAATGGTCGTAGTAGTATTGATACTATTTTGAAGACTAATGTGTATAAATTATTGTACACGAATGATATTAGAGAAGATATCAATAGTGAGTCGAAATGGGAAGTGCTAGGCATGATTACATTCATTGCAGATACTATTGCTTTGATGCCTAAGCATTTCATTGCTATGATGAAAAAGGCTATCGATTCTGATCTGTGTTCTGCTACTGCCAATTCATGTGTTAAACTTATGCGTCACACTGATGAGGGTCCCAGAGCAGGAGCTTATTTGAAACTTGGCGATTTCCTTAATCCTTCCAAGATTTTAGAAACAGAAGATATGAGGAGTAGAGATTCAGTTTGTGTTATACTTCCCCGTAGCTCTGTTAGAGTTCACAGGAATATTGTGAAGAAATTTCCATATTTGCATCATTTAAGTCAGATTGGATCGTCATTCTCATATAGATTGGTTGGACTCCCTTCAGATCATATTTCTGATTTTTCTGGTGTCTCACATATTGTAGGAGACCAGGTTATTAGTGGAGAAGATCTAACTGATTATTTGTTAGTTAGGCCATATTCTTATTCTGCTAATACTAACAGAGGTGATTGTGGTTCTCTCTTTTGTATAGAGAATCCTAGGCTGATACCGAAGATTTTCGGTATGCATGTTGCTGGAACTAAATCACCTATTAGATATGGTTTTGCTGCTCCTGTGATGCGTGAAGATTTGGAAAAGATTGTTGATATGGCAAGTGAAATCTATAAGCCCATAATTAGCGATGATGTTGAATTCCAATGCGCTCCAATTCCGTGTAATTCTATTCCCTCGGGTCTCCCTCAACTTTTCGATATACCAAAAAGTGTGGGAGTTACAAGGGGGACCCATATTATTCCTAGTCCCCTGAATAATATGTGGCCGATGAAACCTATGGGAACTACTGACTTAAGTCTTGATGCTTATGAGAAAGCTATAAAGCTCTATGATAAGGATGATATTTTATTGAGGAAAAGTATACTTACTTATTCTTGTAATGCCGTTTTTGGAGATCTCCAGAGCCGCTCTTTTAGGGAGGTCACGAAACGGTTGTACACGTATAATGAAGCTTTCTTTGGTTTACAAGATGACCCAGACTATGGCCCCATTAGTAGGACTACTAGTCCTGGCTATCCATTTACTGCCATGAAAGGAACGGGCAGTGGAAAGCAAAAATGGTTAGGTAAAGAACCCACTCCTAGTCTGACTGAAGAAGGATACGAACTAGTTGGTATGGCTGAAGAGGTAGAAGATAAGTGTGCTGAGGGTATCAGACCTCTCACTATTTATACTGACAATCTCAAAGATGAAAAAGTTAGTTTGAGGAAAGTTCACTTAAGTAAGACGAGATTATTCTCAGGCGTACCCTTGTTACACCTCATTATGGTGAGGAGATATTTTGGTGCTTTTTCCAACTGGATATTTAAGAATCGCATTAAGAATGGTATAGCAGTCGGAACTAATCCTTACAGTGAGTGGCATTTAATTGCTGAGGAGTTATTACAACATTCTCACCCATGTGAGAATGGGTTTTTAGCTGCCGACTTTTCTGGTTTTGATACTAGTGGAAAAAGGGTTATCTACAATATGATTCTTGTACATATCAATAAGTGGTATGATGACGGTCATAGGAATCAAACTATCCGCAAGGTTTTGTGGTTAGACTTAGTTCAATCCCGCCATGTGCATAGAAATCACGTTTTTGAATGGTATAATTCGTTACCTAGCGGTCATCCTTTAACCGTTATAGTTAATTCTCTATATAATCTTATAGCTTTTAGATACTGCTGGGTGAGGAGTCATGACAATGAAATCTCTTCTTGCGTTTCTTTTTCTAAATATGTATATCTTATCGTATATGGTGATGACGCCAATGCTTCAGTCGATAAACGTAAAAGAAAAATTTTTAATGATCTTACTATTCAAGTGTTTATGAAGGAGTTAGATCTTACGTACACTTCCGATACGAAGAAAGCTTTTGAGGGGATGTGTAGATCTCTTGCTGATATTACTTTTCTTAAAAGATATTATCTTAAGGATGAGACGAGTGGTATGTATACTGCTCCACTTACTTTAGAAGTTATTTTAACTACACCCGGGTGGACTCGTGAGACTGATATTTTTGGTATCACTAAGAACAATGTAGATTGGGCTTTAAGAGAATTGGCTCTTTGGCCGGAAGAGGTTTATGATGAATGGATGCCGAAAATTGTCACACAATGTTCTGAACATCTTGATTGGATACCCAGTGTTACTTCTTATGAGATAAATAGAGTTCTCATCCTCAACGAGGATGCGTTCTACTAATATCTCAATCTATGTTATTTATAGTTTACATGGTACTTAACCATGTTATTGGTGTTAGAAAACATCTCTCCTAACCTTAATGAGATTAAACTTTAGGCTTTAAAATATCAATTACAACTATAAGAATTAACGATTTAAGATGGCGACTAATCAAAC